AGTCTTTGCTCAGTTTCAATCCACCAACCACGACCCTGTTCTTTTTTGACAACACGAAGGGATGGGTCTTTAGCTGCAATAGCCTCTGCGTCCATCTTACGACGGAAGGCTGCACCTGACCCGTCTTTACCCAAACGAAGAACAACTTTATAGTCGTCAGAACCTTCGTCAACAATTGTTTTTGTGTTGACAATAACATTATTTACTCGACGGGTTACCTTCTTAGCAGTTTCTTCAGCTACCTGTTTTACAATTTCAAAAGGAAGGTACTCTCCGAAAGAACCTCTGCGATTAGCCTCTTCTATTTCTTCTACGATAGTATTCTTGTGGACGTTTTCACGTAAAGCGGCTTGACTAGGTCTTTCAATCGGGCCTCTAACTGGGTCCAAGTCTTCAGGTAAGCTTCTCCCAGCATTAACTGAATCAGTCTGAGCGCCTACGTCATCCACCATCTTGGTTAAAACATTGGCAGCTTCAACCTCGTCTGACATAACAGCTACTGTGTCAATAGGTTTGCGTGACTTGACAAGACTTGTTAACTTACTTGCAATCTCAGGGGCTGAGGATACTGTTGCTTTGGTTCCCGTAATAGCACCACTAACAGCACCTTTAGCAATCTTTGTAGAACCTAGGGTAGCAATATCGGCAACCCCAAACAAAGCATTAAGCCCAGCCATAGGGTCAGACCCTAAGTAGGTTGCGTCGTTAGCTTGCTTGTAAAGGTTCCAGATGCTGTCCCTAGAAAAGAAGCCTTCATCCTGACGTTCAATAATATATTCTTTAGCCCACTCTTCAAACTCAGCTGGGGTCTTACTGTTAAAGGCTTCACGTATCTCAGAGCCTTCCCGGTTAGAACGAAAGGTGACATTTTCAAAGGCACCTAAAGTAATTTCCCGTAGGATATTTACGTCAAGGAACGTCAGGAACTTAGAGAAGCCTGATTGGTCATTCTCTTCGATGGCCTTGACCATGAGGTTGTTCCAGATTGTCATGTTTGACAAAGTTCTGGCTGCATATGGGTTTACGTCACGGTCACCAAGCATAAGGTTTTGGATCATCAGGTATTCACTTACCGTCATGTCCTTACCTTTTTCAGACTTCTCTTGGATTATCGTAGCTACATCGTCTGAAGTCATACCTTCATTATATGCTGAATCAATATCCGCAGAGAAGTCTGTGTTTAGGTGGTTAACCCTAGCTTGTGCCTCAGCACTACCGTCACCTAGTTCACGCTTGGCCTCTACTTCATCTAAGGCTGCACCAGTTGTGATAGATATTTCTTGAGATTTATTACGCTCAACTTCGCTAAGAGGATTGAACGGCTTCTCCTCAACCTGTGCTGCTGAATCGTCTTTCAAAAAAGATTCGTTGAAGACCTGATCGCTTAGTGTTAGCAGTGGTGATTTCATATTTATTTTCCAGTTCTAAGTAACCAAGCCTTTAAAAATAGACGGTGTACCCGGTCCACTAAAATTAGTCCCGCCGAAGGAACTAAACATACTGAAACCCGCTCCTGAGAGTTGACCTGCTGATTGAGCCTGTTGCTGGAAGATGCCAGCCTGTGCATTAAAGGTAGCCGCGTTCATAGAAGCTTGAGAGAACCTTTGACCTAGTCCTGACATTTGAGAACTGAACCCTAAGTTGCCACCTACCTGTGAACTTACACTTGATCTAACCCCACCTGCGGCAGAAGTTTCACCAACACCTGCGCCCTGCATTTGAGCCGCTTGTCTTTGTCTAAGTATTATACTTTGCCGAACAGCTTGCCGACGTTCTCTTCGGGCAGCTAAGTCTTGTTGCTCTTGCTGTGCTGCGATAGCTTGCTTCTGAGAATCAGCTGCCTTTAACGAGGCTTCTTCAGCCCGTGCCATAGCATCTTGTTGACGTTGGTAGCCAACGAAACCGACGACTAATCCTATTACCTGTAAAGCTGGACCCATAACTTAATCCTTATATACCATGATATGATTTTTTTCGTACTCGCCAAGATAAACGAACTTCAACATAGACGCTAGTTTCTCAGCTTTACTTTTAGGAGATACTACAGCGTACAGACCTTTATAGCCAGCTGTTTTAAAGAAACCTGCCCAGTCTTCGAGTAGATAGGACATCTCTATAAAAGTACCTTTGCTCATCTTTTCTACAATTGGTAGGTGTACGATGACATATTCTTTGTTGTACTCTAAACGAATATCAAAGCAAGAACCTCTGATACCATTTAAGCTTTTGGACTGTGCTTGCATTAGAACCTTGGGTTACGGCCTTGGATAATACCCCAACCCAAAAGGTTAAAATCCTTACCTGTTTGACTTTCGTAACGTAGTCTCATAGAACGACCTGTCCCACGCATCTTCAATCGGGTTGTGATTACTTTCTCAGGGTAGGGAAAGCTGTTGATGTTGTTAGGGTCAACTACGATAGGAAATTTATGACGGTATACTTGCTGTGCTGTGCCAAAGTTTTTGTTAAAGTCCCACGCAACGGATACCGTAAGTGATGATGGTCTTATAGCTTCATAACCAGCCAGTTCTGTACCTGTAAAACCTGTCTCAGTTAGTCGGCAGTTAGTTACAATGTAAGGTGCTGACTTCTTAGTTACAAGGTCTCCGATAAAGTCATACCCAGTTTCTGCAAAAGATACGTAGTTTGTTGTACCCCAATCTAAGAAACTTAAACCTGTGAAGCCACCCATAGTTAGCTTGTTTGTGTCCCCATCACGGCAGATTAGAATGATAGCCGGATCACCTGTGGTGAAAGAAGATATACGGGTGTTGACAACATCGTCACCGTTTGATAAGACAACATCATCTGCGCCATTGTTTGCAGTAACGTCCAACGCAAGATCGGTTGCACCGTACCCTGTGTAGAAAGACATACCTACTACACAATCAGTGTTCGATGACTGGTCGCTAATCTTCCACGGGTAAAATGCTTGGAGGGGAATGTCAAGGATTAAAAAGTTATTTAACTTGGACGCAACAGTTTCGTCTGCGTCAGGGTAAGCCCAGTAGATACGTCTGTTAATGTTATCATACGCAGCTGTAACCTTAAGTTTCTCGTCACTACCAATTTTGTCCCAAAAGCTTTGAATTGAGGGAAGGCTGAGGTTTTGCTCTTGACCCTGCCCTGACACTGGGTCAGTCTGTAGGGTATGTATGCCGTAGTAGGACCACCAGAAAGGAGTACCTTCTGCTTCAACAAAAGTTTCTGGTGACAGTATACCCACGCGAGATACACGGTTGACAGAAAAAGCGTCAGCTGTAAAAACACCGTCTAATCCTGTGATCTGCCAGACACCATTCTCAGCAAATACAAAGAGAGAGTTTTGGAAGGCGTACAATCTTTGAATTTTTACAGCATCAGGTATACGGATTTCACCACCGTCCGTAGCGAGAAGGTCAGAAATATCCTCACCTGTAGGATCGTTTTGTTGGTGACAGGTACCTAAGTCACCGATAGTATCTGCCAGTTTTGAGAAGAGGATTGTACCTGCGTTACGGCTACTATCTAGACCAGCATAGAACACACGACCAGAGAAGGAAGCGACACAACGGAACCGACTTGTTTCAGGCTCAGACATTTTAGTTAAGCCTGTTAGATTTGAAATTGTGCCACGGGCTTTTTCAAAGAAATTTAAAATGTAGTGTCCGTTGCCTGTTAAGGTTGTACCTTGGTATACCTTGTTAAACTCACTTTCACTGTAGTTACCACTTGAATCTTTACCGGAGTACCACGGGTGAGTCAGACGTTTAGTTAAGGTTGTAGGCGCAGGGTTTCCGGTGTTCCAACCTGAATTTTGTGCATCGTACTTACGGTCCTGACTTGGGGTTGAATCGTCTTCGTAGTAAGTTGAAGTGTCACCTTGCCACTCAAAGTCTCTAACCTTAAACTCAATCTGAGAGGCTGTTAAGGCTCCTGAATTGTAGGCGATAGCTATTGTGTTGATAGCCTTAGAAGAAACGATAAGGTTCCCTTTAAGGCTGGTGAACTGGCACTTTTCAGTTTCTGCCCCAGCTGAACCTGCGTACTCGTAAGTAGACAGGTCAATTGAGTTGGCCTCTTGTTGCCCTGAATAAGGTAGTTCACCTTTGTTATAGAAGTAAAGAATAGTCCCCTTTTGAATAACAAGGAACTCTAGGTCACCTGAACCACCTACGTTTGCCCATGTACCAGTGGCTACTAAGTCAGTGTCAGATACAGTAAATGTAGAAAGTACGTGGCTTTCCTCATAAGACGCGCCTAAACGTCTACGGCGAGAACCCTCTCTGCGTAGGTCACAGTTAAGTTCATCTACAGAGGCACCCTCAGGAAATGTTAGTTCACCTGCTTCAGTAATTAAACCTCTGACAAATGTATTAACTGCTTTCTGATTCAGACTTTGCGGCATTACGTTGTTTCTTTCTTTCGTCTGCGTGTTCCCGTACTCGCTTAGTTTTAGATACTGGCTGCTTCCGCAAGTACTTTTCTAAGTGGCTTTGGGCAGAGGATATAGTTGTGTAACGTCCAGATAGTTCTTGAGGTGTCTTGCCTTTTGTGTATCTTAAAGTAAAGAACCTGTACCCACCTGCTTCTTTTTCGATAATAACATCTGTAAGTAATTTATCTGACTTACAGACACAGTGTTGGTTGGCTGTGTCATGGTCATATTCAATCATTAGGTTCTTCCGTAGCTGTTCCGCTTGTTAGATTTGCGAATTTTAAATTGATCGTTCTGGATGTAAGACTTCAACCGTCGGGCTGCTTGTTCTATTTTAGGGTCTGATCCACCCTTGAACAATGAGAAACAAGTTGACTTAGACTCAGCGAGAAGCAAAGGCATAAGTGTATTGTCTAGGTCAGGCTCAAAGGAGTCCGTCTGACTGAAAGCTGGCATACTCTGTCCGTATGCTCTTACTTTATACTCACCTAGTGTGGACTCTACAGAACTGTCGTATGAGTCCATGATGATGTTGTTATCATCAAAGGATGTATAGTAAGTAGGTGGTCGGTCTGTAGACACAAACAAGTCTACTCCGTTAACTACTGAGTAAACCTTAAGACCGTTTTCATTCATACGGTCAAGAAACTCAGCTGGTTCGAGGAAGAGTATTTCTCTATAGTTGTTGTTAGCAACCGTACCTATATTATACTCAAGCCGCTCTAGGCTTTTAACATTACTAGGGTACCTAAAGTGAGTTGGTTTAGACGAGTCATTTAAAGAAGTAATTCTAAGGAGAGCATTATGTTCAGGGATGTACCTTGCAGATACGATATTGTAGTAGGTGTCCTCGACAACAGAAGCTACTTGCTGCGCTTCGATTGTATCTGAAAGACTGTTGACATCTTCTGAGTCCATATCAGAAAGAATGGACTGTACTATCTGAAGGAGAGTGGTTTTCATTAGGAGGGTACTCCTCGTATAGTCAATGAGGCAGACGCAACTCCAAGGGAGAAGGCACCACTACCTTTTACAAAAATTTCTATGTAATCATTTTGGGCTAGTGTTAGAACATCCGTTAGCACTGATGTACGCCACTCACCTGCCTCAGCTGTGTTAATAGTATGGGATGGTGTCGCCACACCATTTTTGTAGAAAACCATTTCAAGGTCTCTTGCCGTACCAGAAGCGTTTTTAAAGTTAATCGTAAAGGTACAAAATCCAGTTAAAGTATTACTATCTGAATAGATTAAACGAGCATTAGGGGAACTTGCAGAAGTAAACCCATCAACATTATTTGTTGTAAATGTTGGGTTAAACGCTGTAAAACTTGTTGTCACACTGTGTGTATACGCAGGAGTGGTAGAGTCAAAGGGTATATAACCATTAACATGAGCATGATCTTTAGTCCATGTTCCAGAACCCGCACCATTAGAGATATATACGTTACCTGCTCCTGCACTTGCGATACCCTTAGGTTCGTGTAAGTAAGGATCAGTTAGAGTAGAATGATTTACGTTAGCCATTAGGAACCTCTGCCAGTGTTAAAGCTATTATAAGGTACATAATAACTTTTGTCAAGAGAAAAGATGGCCCCGAAGGGCCACCCTTTACATTTTATACGTCGGGATCGGATACGATTGTAACGATACCTTCTGGACGGTACTTCTTGACACCATAACGAGAAGTAGTTACATACTCATGACGTTGGTAGTCTTTGTTGTACTCGTAGTCTACCTCAGGCATTTGACGCCATGCACCCACGAATGGGTTAGAACCTGCGTCAGCTGAGAAGAACAAGTTTGCAACACCGTTATTTGAAGAGAAGTCGTTAGCTGTTGTGCCATCTTTTTCCAAGAGTGCAGCATCAGCAACAGTTTTCTTCAAGTAGTTGGATGTGTATACATCGAAGCCATAGACGTTAGCTACGAAACGCATACCTGTTGCAATACCGTCGCGTACAATACCTTCGAACATTGGGTTGTTTGACACGTTGGTCAAGTTAGTCAATGTGTTGAGTTGGTACTCTACGGATGGGTCCACAATAGCAACCAAACCACGGTCTGCAACTTTAGACTTCTTCAATGCGTAACGTGCATATGCGAAGTCAGCAAGTTCCAACTTACCAGCATTACCACCAGAGATACGGTGCGCTGCCCCGTCAAGTGTTTCTGCGGAGTTTGCAGATACGCCGACTTCTGGTGCAGCCATAGTGGTGGATTCAAAATGCTCCATAATCGCACGGGCTTGTTCTGGAACAAAACGTGCTTCAAGTTGTGCTGAATAGAACGAATCCTGTGCAGCCTTCTTGGTGATGTAAGAAGCAGATTGCAGATACTTGTCGATGCTGAATTGGAACTCAGCTGTATCCATTGGAACGTATGAAACGGCAGCATCTTCAGTGTAGTCTGCTACAGTTGTTTCACCGATGGTTGGGATAGTGAATGTGTCACCATCTGGGAATCCATCCAACATACGAACGACGGACTGTGCCATCATTTCGTCACGAAGGATTTCTTTAAGTTCTGAGGAGTAAACCTCAGCACGGATCAAGCGTTGCATGTCCGTGTTGGAGGAAATCATACCAGCCATTTGCTAGTCCTTTCTAAGTGTTTCCGAACTTGTCACCCATTTTTACTTTGTCCTGCATAAGCTGTTGTTGGACTTTGGGTGTATAGTATTGATTAGGGTTTTCCCGACGTAAGCTTTGGTAGTATTGCCAATTGCGTACATTCGAGGCTTGCATGTTGACACCTTCGGTACGAACAGAACCTTGAACCATAGGGTTAAAGGTTTTCTGGGGTTGACCGATAAGAGAAAAGAAAGCGGTGGGAGACTCAGCTGCAATGTCACGCAAGCGTTCCATAGACATACCTAACTCTTGGGCCTTCTCTCGTACCTTAGCTTCCGCTTCAGTTCCGAAAGAATTAACTAACTCTTGATCTACTTGTGAAAGGTTTTGTTTTACAACAGAGTCCTTCTCACGTTTGACCAGCGTCTTCTCAACAAGGCTTTCAAGATCGTTCTCACTAAGACTCGCAGTGGTGTTCTGTGTCTCTGTGCTACCATTATTATTAGGCATTGCAGTTTCTACTGTGGTAGAGTCAGTAGCCTTGTTCTGCAATTGTTCAAGAATTTGGGCCTGATAGTCTTGCTTCTTGATGTCCTCTCGCATCTGGTTTAATTGATCCTCTAGGGTCTTTATGTAACCATCTGCTTCAAGTTTACCTTTAGCTAAAGTTTCAGGGTCTCTCCAATTCTCTCCCTTCGCCTCGACGAGTTTCTGCAAAAAAGATTCCTGTGGTGGGGTTTCAGTTTGCGTTTGCTCTGTTACCTGTTCAGTCTGTGCGGTTGCAGCACTGTCAGAAAATACCATTGTTATTCCTTATCTAAGTTGATTATGTCGAGCACTAGGTTTAGCGCCCTGTTATAGCCGATACGATCAGCTTCCTTATACGCCCATGACGGACTATCATAGTCAGCTGTCGAAGGGGTATCTTTTAGTAATGACTCAAGAATATGTTCAAGACGGATGAGGCTTTCTTGGTTTGAAAGAATAGCCTGTTTAACCTTAGTCTTTTCTTCTTTAGTCTTACATTGTTTGAACCAGTGGGATTTCATTTATTTCTTTTTAATTGGTTTTTTCTTGGTCGGTTTCTTCATTCCGTAGCCCATACTAACCTCCACATCCACACATACATTTAACTTTGTTTTTTACAACTACAGATGTCTTAGTAGTCGTAGGTTCTTTTTTCTTAGCGCCCTTACCATAGGGCGTCTTTGTTCCGTTTTGATAAGGCATTTTATAATCCTTGTTCCATTGCGATTTGTTGTTCTTCCTCGAATTGAACCTGTGCTTCAGTAGCCATACGTTGTGTTTCCATTTGTTCTGTAACACTTATGTTTTCTGAGAACAGTTTAGGTTCACCAAGTTCGTCAGCCAAGAGTCGTGCGAACTCTTTACCAGACAAGTGTGCCGCCATTGTTGGATCAGACAGTTTTAGCTGGTAGAGTTGTGTTAAGTTCTGGACACGGTTGGCACGTTCTGCGTAGTGTCTAGCACCCATAGGAACTATCTTGCCGTTAGCAATAATATCTTCTTTAGATATTTGTTCGAAGAAAAACAAACCTGAGTCATCATTAAGAACACGAATTGTATCTGCATAGTCCATGTTACGTCGTGCTGCCTCAAGCATTGCGTTAAGGATTGGTTCTAAGAAGACACGCTCAAAGTGTGCAGTCTTATGTTGGAAGATACGTCCAGCGGCTGTCATCAACTGTTGAACTTCGAAGGCTGTCTTCTCACCTGCGCTGCGGATACCCATAGCTTCACGGGGCGCACCTGCAAGCATTTCCATTTTATTTTCTAAAGTCTGGATTTGAAAATCAGCGTTGAGTGCAGTAGCGTCAGGCGCTAAGTAACCTACGTCACCTTCTTCACCCATGTATATACGGGCAGCTGGTTCGAAGTCAAAGTCTTCTACGTCACCTCTGATCTTAATAATTGGATAAGCAATCTGATCGAAGACATCTGCCTTCAGGTTCTCTAGGTGGTCAATGCGGTACTGCATACCGACAAGATTATCTAGTGGACCCATTGCATAGAGGTTGTCTGGACGCTCACGCCACCCTGCGTGGAAGATAGACGCTTTACCTAACCAGCTGGGGTTCTGTTCGTTAAGCAATACATAGGAACGGTCAACAACTGTGATGACACGGTTCTTGTGGAACTTACCAGTTTCTGCGTCATGGATGTCCCCATAGAATGTAAGTAGTTCTACATAGTTAGACTCGTAGTACTCTTGCAGAGTGGAGAAGCCATCAGCTGTGTATGCTTGAGACTTGTTTGTATCTACATCTTGACCTGACATAGCTGACCGATTGGCAAGCATCTTGTCAAGAATTTCTTTCATGTAGTCGTTGTCTACCGTCTCATCTACCTTACGGGCAACTTCCCCTACGGTTAGAATTGAACGGATAACTTTAGGGCTATCTCCGAAATTTGGGGCGAGAGGATTGAAACAGATGTCAAAGGGGCTGATACGGACAAGCTTAGGTCCAATATAGTTGACAATACGTTCTCCGTTTTCGTACTCAGTATAATCACGGGAGAAGTCAACGGTTGCAAAACAGTTTCCGTATTGAATATAGTCATTGATTAATTTACTCACAGTGTTTTCAAAATCTGACTGACGTACTTTGTTATCCATATATGCTTGGATAACATCACGCTTACGTTTTACGTTACCTTCGTCGTCGTGCGCTTCGAACTTAAACCATTTCTGTTGAGGGAATAACGCAGAGAAATAGTTGGCGTGAAGGTTGTCTGCAATCTGAGTTAGCTTGGGAGTTGTCGTACTGTTAGTCCAAGGCAGTTTATTATTAGATGTTGTTCGAGTATCTGTTGCGTAAATATAATTACGGACTTCTTTCCACTCTTCAATCTTAGTCTGACGAGCGTTATTCCAATTCGTCCAACGATCAGAAATATCTGATGCAAGAGCATGAGGCTCAATCAGCTGATCTATGTCAATAGTTGTTCCAGCCATTAGAAGGAAACTCCACCAAATCTTGAGTTAAATTGCACTACATTACTTTTATGCCGACGTACTGATCGTGCAGGTTTTACCGCCATGTCTACCACTGAGGCGAGGGCATCTATCACATCGTCGTGTGCAGGGTTACGGGACGATAGTTCTTCTTCTAGTATTTGAGAGTTACCACCACGGTAATGCCAGATACTCATGTTGTCGTACCTAGGTTCTAAGATAGAGGATATACGCTCTTGCTTGTTGCCTTGGCTTTTGTTAGGTCTAAACTCGTCGATGCTAATTGACAGACCATGTTGTTTAATTAATTCTTTAAGCTGTCTAACGATTGCCATCTGAGCAACAGTCGTTTCCGCTCTTAGTTTTCTGAAAGACCACTTAGTGGATAGCTGAAGAATATGTTCGAAGTACTCAGAAATCCTATCCGTTTTAAACCTGTCAATGTCTAAGACGTATACGTTATTATCTGAGTCAATCCCTACGACAACAATCGCAGTATAGTCTGCCCGTTTACTTAGACTGAAAGCAAAGTCTACCGCTGCAAATACGTTGAGGCGATTGTCCCTGTAGTAAAGGTAGCCGTTATCCTCTTTGATATGTTTACGGTCATAGTACTGGAACTTGTCTGGGCTTACAGGTACGTTGTCTGGGTCAGACGGATCGTTATAATACTGTGCTCTAAACTGTCCTTTGTCGAGGTACTGCCCACGTTTTTTAGCTAGGATTTTTAGATCAAAGCCAAACCACTTACCGTCTTTACGTTGACTACGGGGCCAAAGAAACTCACCTGTGCCATCTCCACAATCTTCTACAGGTTTTTCAAAAACTTCATAGATGTTGTCTTCACCTATCTTATCGCCCTTGTCGTCGTACTGATCTTCTACCATTTGAAGCAAATCGTTGTATAGATCAGCTGGGTGGTAGCGGGTACCTACGACCCATTCTTTTGCTTCAGCCCCTTCGATAGACGAGAGAAGAGAGTATTGACTTTTAACTTTATTACGTCCTTCGCCTGTGTAAGCATTTTCGTACACAACGACATCGTCCAAGACAGCAATGTCGCAATGAAGTCCTGTAAGTGACGTAGTAAGACCACCAGTGAAGACCGAAGGGTCTCTAACATTTTCTTTCCTCCTTAAGGGGTGGTCTAACATAATCTCTGAGTTAGTCCACTTAGTTCGTTTTCCTTCGTCAGCATGAACGTGTTCAGGCCAGTACCTTCGGTATATCTCTGAGGTAAGGATACCCTTGATAAACCCTAGTTGTTTTTCCGCTAGGTTAGCGGTAGCAGATATGTATAGTATACGCAATGCTGGATTCTTTGTCAACTCCCAAGCAACACGAAATGCTATTAATCTTGACTTGCCGTGGTCCCGTGGGAATAGAAGAAGCTGATGGGACTTATGATCTTCCCGTGTCCACCAGTTACAGACATCCTCATGGCATTGTCCTAGAACTTGTTCAGGGGCAACCAACTTGATGAAGGTTACCAAGTCAGTTTCTGCCGCCTGTTTAATTTGTTCTAGTGTTGCCATT